CCGTGATTGTTCGAGAAGTTGATGCAACAGCCGTGATTCCCGCAATTGCGACTCCACCGGCAGCTATGGCTGGTGTGTTTCGTTGGGGTCCGGTAAATGAAGCAATTCTTGTAACATCAGAAGATCAGCTTGTAGCTCGCTTTGGNAAACCATACGCGAATACTATATGGCAAAACTATGAAACATTCTTTACTGCAGCAGATTTTCTTGCATATTCAAACGCACTTTATGTGGTTCGAGCTGAAGAAAACGCTGCGACTGCAAACTCAGCAAACTTTGTTGCAAAATATCCTGGTGAACTTGGTAACTCGCTTGAAGTTTCTTATGTAACATCAGGCGATTACGAAGAAGATGTTGTAAGTATTGGTGGCGTTTCAGGTACTATTACATTCAACGCTAATACGATTACATTTACCGCAACACCAGCGTCTGATGCTGCAAACACGATTTCTAATGCTTTCGAAGACAACGATGTGCTAAGAATTGGTAATGACACTGTTGGTTATCAAGAATTATTTGTAACTAATGTTGGAGCAGTGACCGCAGATGTTGATGACTCAAATACTGCAATTCAAACCATCGAAGTATCATTTTCAAACAAGTATACGCTTTCACAAACTGATCTTTCTCTTCTGAAAGTAGAAAGAAAGTGGAGATATTCAAATCTATTTGGTTCAGCACCGAGTTCTGGTTCTCTTCACATTATCGTCAAAGACGAAGACGGAGAAATTACCGGCACGGCAGGAACAATTCTTGAAACATACAGTAATGTTTCAGCTACGGAAGGTGCAAAATTATCAGATGGTACAACCAATTATTATCCAACAGTTCTAGAGAATAGATCTGCTTGGGTTGAAGCTGGCGCTTCTGTAATTAATGCTTCAGTAGCAGCTACTGCTTACGAATCACTTGAGGGTGGTGGTGACGGATCTGGTGAAGCATCCATTGGTCTTGGAGCTCTTGCGGAAGGTTACGACTTATTCGCAGATCCAAAAGAACTTGACATTGCATTCGTTCTTCAGGGTAAAGGTACTACAACACTTGACGGGAATAATCTTCCAGCTCATGCAAATCTTGCGAACTACATCATTTCAAATATTGTAGATAATCGTAAAGATTGCGTTGCATTCCTTTCGCCTCCACTTGAAGCAGTTGTCTCACCCTCTGCTCCAAATGAAAAGATGAACCGTGCGATTGCTTATCGTAATCAAGTTCAGTCGTCTTCATATTGGTTTATGGATAGTGGATACAAATATCGTTACGACAAGTACAATGATGTATACCGTTGGGTACCACTGAACGGTGATATCGCAGGTCTTGCGTCAAGAACTGAATCTTGGGAGTCTCCAGCTGGATATAAACGCGGCGTGATCAAGAACGTAGTCAAGCTTGCATTCAATCCAAATAAAGCGCAGAGAGATCTGCTTTATGGATCTGACATCAACTCCGTGATCTCGATTACTGGTCAAGGTATTCTTCTATTTGGTGATAAGACTGGTCAAGGCTTTGCAAGCGCGTTCGATCGCATCAATGTACGTCGTCTCTTCATTACGGTTGAAAAAGCTATTGCTACTGCAGCTGAACAGTTCCTATTTGAATTCAATGACGAATTTACAAGAACACAGTTCAAAAACCTAGTGGAACCTCTCCTACGGGACATTCAAGGTCGTCGCGGTATTATCGACTTCAGAGTAATATCTGACGAAACGGTAAATACTCCTGATGTAATTGATCAAAACAAATTTAGAGCAAACATCTTTATCAAACCGGCAAGATCAATCAATATTATCGAACTTACATTCGTTGCTACAAGAACTGGTGTTGAGTTTGATGAGATTGTTGGTCAAATTGCTTGATAAATAAAAGTAAAGGAGATAACGATGGCTTTCAATATTAACCAGTTTAAGTCAGAGCTTGTGGGCGGCGGTGCTCGCCCCACGCTATTCCAAGTACAAATTACAAATCCAATTGAACCCGCTGCAGACTTGAAGCTACCATTTATGGCTAAAACTGCGGCACTTCCTGGATCGACTCTCGGTTCTACTATCGTACCATATTTCGGTCGACAAGTAAAATATGCAGGTGATCGAGTTTTTGAAGATTGGCCGATTACTGTTATCAACGACGAAGACTTCCTGGTGCGCAACGCAATGGAAGCTTGGTCAAATGCGATCAACAGTCATGATAGTAATACAAGAGCTCTTCCTCAAAGCTATAAGTCAAATGGTCTAATTACACAATATGGTAAGAACGGTAGCCCGCTTCGTACTTATATCTTTGAAGGAATGTATCCAATCGCTATCGATGCAATTCCAATGGCTTGGGAAGCTACAGATACCATCGAAGAATTTTCTGTAACATTCCAGTATGATCTATGGAGAGTTGAAGGCACAACTGGAATTTCTACAACCTAAGTGAGGATAAACTAAATAATGCGCATCTTTGGATTTGAAATCAAGAGGCCCGAAGACGAGCAGGACATCAGCAAACAGCCGATGTCCTTCGTCGAGCCAACGAACGATGACGGTGCTATCACTGTAGGAAACGCTCTCGGCGGTTTCTACGGTATGATGCTGGATATGGAAGGAGCTGCAAAGACTGAGTCTGAGCTCGTGACTAAGTATCGTAGCATGGCGATGCAGACTGAAATTACTCAGGCTGTAGACGAAATTGTGAATGAAGCGATCAGCGTTGACTCACATGAAAAAGTCGTTGAAGTAGTTCTTGATGATACCGATCTTCCAGATAAAGTCAAAGAAAAAATCACAGAAGAGTTTGATAATGTACTTTCTCTTCTTGACTTTTCAAATAACGCGTATGATATTTTTTCTAGATTCTATGTTGACGGAAGACTCAATTATCACGTAATGATTGATCCGGAAAATTTGAAAGAAGGTATCTACGAACTTCGGTATATTGATCCTCGTAAGTTAAGACTTGTCAAGGAAATGGATCGTCGTGAAAAAGATCCACATTCCGGTATACCGATCAAACGAGTAAAGTCTGAGTATTATCTTTATTCCGAAGCTGGCTTTGGTAGTACTAAAGGTACTCAACAAGACGGAACTACTCAAGGTTATCGTATTGCAAAGGACTCGATCGCACGCATCACATCTGGTCTGTTGAGCGAAAACAACGCAATGGTTCTAGGTCACCTGCATCCTGCAATCAAGCCACTCAATCAGCTTCGAATGCTCGAAGACGCCGTTGTGATCTATACACTGACAAGAGCACCTGAACGACGTATTTTCTACATCGATGTCGGTAACCTTCCAAAGGCAAAGGCTGAACAGTACCTACATGATATGATGGTTCGTCACAAGAATAAACTTCGCTATGACTCTACGTCTGGCGACATTAGTGACTCGCGCCGGTTCATGACCATGACTGAAGACTTCTGGTTCCCACGTCGCGGTGGTGAAAGATCTACCGAAGTTGATCTTCTTGCTGGCGGTAATTCTCAAGCTCTCGGCACAGATGAAAATCTACAGTACTTCCAGAGGCAACTTTATAAGTCACTTCGAGTTCCAATCTCAAGACTAGAACCAGAGACCATGTATACATTTGGTCGTGCATCTGAGATTAGTCGTGATGAATTGAAGTTCAGTAAGTTTATTCGTCGACTTCGTGCGCGGTTCTCGCAGTTGTTTGATGTTCTACTCGAAAAGCAACTGATACTGAAAGGTATTATGGATCCTGAAGAGTGGAAAGAAATACAAAATCAGATTCGTTATGACTTCATGAAAGACAACTACTTCGAAGAGTTGAAGCAAGCTGAAATTCTTCGTGAAAAGATGTCAACTCTACGTGAAGTCGAAGAACAAATCGGTAAGTACTTCTCGAAGGAATGGGTAGTCAAAAACGTTCTTTACATGTCTGATAATGATTGGAAAGAAATGGAAAAACAGATGAAGAAAGAACGCGAAGACGAAGAGCAAGAAATGAGTGACTTCGAAGGTGACCAACCGCCGCCTGAAGAACCAGGACAGGAAGCTGAGGAATCGCTACTTATAAATAGAAAAAAGAATTCAAATAATCAAACTGGGAGAACTCAAGATGAAGACCTTCAGTAAACTTCTTTCCGAGGTTGCACAACCAAAGGCCGGAGATGAGATTCATTTCAAGGCAAAACACGAGATTGAAAAGTTTCCACATAGTCATGCAGGCGATGAAACATTCAAAGGATCCACAAAGAAAATGCCGAAGCGTCGTGCTGATTATGAAAAAGGCAATGACGAAGACGTATATGAAGCAATGGATCCTGTAGGTAAAGAGGACGACGACATTGATAATGATGGTGATGTAGATTCTTCAGATAAGTATCTACATGCACGTCGCAAAGCAATTAGTAAAGCAATGAAAAAGAAGGTGAAAGAGGAAGCCGAGCTTGACGAAGTTCTTGATACACCACGGGCAATGAAAAGCTATAAAGCAAAAGCTAACCGTAGTAAAGAACGCGCATCAAATTCAGCAATTGATAAAATGCTACGTAGTAAGAATGGTCCTCAGTCTGCAGACATCTCAAAAGAAACAAAGACTATGGACAAGCGCGCAAAAGGTTTGAAGATGGCTGATAGGAGTGTAGCTCGTAAGTTTCGTAAAGAAGAAGTTGAACAACTTGACGAGCTTTCACCAAACACTCTGCACTCCTATATCAAAGGCGCAGGTAAGGATCTAGCAAAGAGATCTAGAATGTCCGGTTACGACGATAAGCGTGGTAACTACGCTGATGGAGACAAGAACAGAAAGAAAGCGAATAAAAGACTTGCTGGTATTACTTCTGCTTCAGGTCGTCTTGCCGATAAAGCAAATATGGCAGAAGACGCATGGGAAGAAATTCCAATGATGAGCCGTCAACTGCAGTTTATTATGTATGCTGCGCAGGAAATCATGTCTTATCTCAATGACTGTGATGATATGTGTGTAGATCCAGAAGAGTGGTTCCAGAACAAACTTGCTCACGTACACGGACAGATGATGACCCTTCACGGATATGTTGAAGGCGATCGCCGTATGAATATGAGTATGTATGGCGAAGAAGCTGAGCTCGATGAAAACGTATTAAAAGATAAAAATCTTATGCGCAAAGCTATACAGAAGTACAAGAAGGACAAAAAATCAGGATTTACAGATTCAGAAGCTCGCGGCGCGTCGGAGTATGATCATCGTAAAATTCTTATGAAAAAGGGTCTAAGTAAAAAGAATGCAGAAAGAGCAGCCGGAGCGATTGCTAGAAAAGCTCACCAGATTGACGTCTTAGGTGAAGAAGTTGAACTTGATGAAGTCACACGTTCTGCAATAAAGCGTCCAGTCAAGTATACAGATGCACGTGGAGTAACTCGTACACGCATGACAACAACTAGACCTGTACAGCGTGACGAATACGGTCAAGAAAAAATGAGTGAATCACTACAAGAAGCGGTAAAACCAGGTCGTATGAAGCTTGATGATGGTTCTTCTATCACTGTATCAAAAAAGGATGCCGAACTTCTAAATCAGATGTTTAATGATCTCAATAAAACAAACCGTAAGAAAATGCAAGATACAATGATGGCTGATAAAGCAGGCTATGAAGAGATCGTAGGTTTTGCAAGGGAGGCACTATGATTATTAAACCAATCAATACCGAGATTACAGTTTCAACTGCGAACACTGTATATGATTCTGCGCTAGTTCGAGTATATGCTTCTGCGAATACTGTAGTGACCGTCGAAGACGTGGGTGCAAATACTGTTATCGGAACATTTACGATGCCAGAAAATACAGTTGAGATTGTAGAAAAGATCAAGACGCACTCTATTTCTGGCGATAATAATATCCTATGCACTCCAGTTTCATACAAATCATAAAAATGATAAATAGAAACAAAAAGGAAACTACCAAATGAAACTGATTACAGAAGTATTCAACGAGGACTGCGAAGTTCTTACCGAAGCCAGTGAAAACGGCAAGAAAAACTGAGTTTATAAATCCATGTATAAAAATATACTAAAAAATGATCCGTTATTTAAAGATAATAAATATACCAAAATTTATATATCTTTGATTGAGCGCTCTATAAACAGAAAGGATTTATCCGGTTATTGCGAAGTGCATCACATTTTACCAAAATGCATTTTTCCGCAATATAAAAATTTAAGCGTGAGCGAATGGAATGCCGCAAAATTGACAGCCAGAGAACACTTTATAGCCCATAAACTGCTTATAAAAATAGTCGATGAAAATACCAATGCATATTATAAAATGATTTCTGCTTTCGGCGCTATGGTTCGAAGTAAAAAAAGATTTCTATCTTCAAGAGAGTATGATGAATGTAGACGAGCTTTTGCAAAAGCATTATCTTTCAAAAGAAAAGGTAAAACATACGAAGAAATTTATGGAGAAAAAACTGCTATTAGATTAAAAAGAATGAAAAGTAAAAAACAAGGCGAAATTAATGCAGGAAGAAAACATTCAGTTAATTCTATAGAAAAGAATAGAAAATCTAATATTTTGTACAGAGAAAATTTAAGCGAAGAAAAGAAAAAAGAAATTTCCAATAAAATATCTGTCGCAAATAAAGGTAAGAAAAAACCTGGCGGCTTTGCTGAAAAAATTTCGAAAGTACAAAAAGGAAGAATTAAAAGCGAAGAAGAAAAGTCTAAATTGGGAGCAGCTAGTAGAGGCACCGTTTTTGTAAATAAGGACGGAAAAAATACAAAAATAAAAATGCATCTCCTGGATGAGTATATTAATAATGGATGGAAAAAGGGTATGCTCACAAAAAGGAAAGGTCATAAAAATGAAATTAATAACTGAAGTTTTTGAAGAAGATTGTGAAGTTCTTACTGAAGCAAGTGAAAATGGTAAGAAAAATTATTTTATTCATGGGATCTTTATGCAAGGAGATCTCAAGAACCGTAATGGTCGTATCTATCCTTCCGCAGTTCTTGAAAAAGAAATGAATCGCTATAACAAAGACTTTATTCAGACGAAGCGTGCCCTGGGTGAACTTGGACATCCTGATGGTCCTCAGATCAATGGTGATCGTGTTTCTCACCTAATTACTGAAATGAAGCGTGATGGTTCTAATTTCATCGGTAAAGCAAAAATCCTTGGTACACCAATGGGTGAGATCGTCAAGACATTCATCGATGAAGGTGTAAAAGTTGGTGTTTCTACTCGTGGTCTCGGCTCGGTCAAACAGACCAAAGAAGGTATCATGGAAGTTCAAGATGACTTTCATCTAGCGACTGTTGACGTAGTAACAGATCCAAGCGGTCCAAACTGCTTTGTCAATGGCATCATGGAAAATACCGAGTACTATTATGACATCACGTCTGGTACTTGGAGAGCGCAAGAGTTTATCGAAGAAGCAGTTCAAGAAGTGAAAAGAGAATATAAGCGAACAGTTCGTAAGATTGATGAAAGCACTGCGGCAAGAATGTTCGAGATCTTCATCGAGTCACTCAGGAAATGATTTTTATAAATAAACCATAATATGAAATCCACAATAAAGGAGAAGAACACATGGCAAATGATCTAGAAGAAAAGTTCGTTGCTGACGACGGTGTTTCTACAGTGCCTGACTCTGTGACACCAGCGGGCGGAGAACACAAAAAGAAAAGAGCAGATCTGAATAAAAAAGCTGATCCTAAGGCTGATGAAGTTTCAGCTAGCGAAGTACCAGGTCAAACCAAAACAGAAGAAGTAGAAGTTGTTGAAGAGGAAGTTATTTCCATTGATGAGTCTATCGCTTCTATGTTTGAAGGTATGGATCTTTCCGAAGACTTCAAGTCAAAGGTTACTATGGTTTTCGAAGCTGCAGTCAATGAAGCAGCAACTGCAAAAGCCGAGGCAATCGCTGCTGAACTTGAAGAAGAGTTCGAAAAACAGCTTGAAGAATCCATTGAAGAAACAATGGACGAGATCGTAGAAAATCTTGATTCATATCTTGACTACGTTGTTGGCGAATGGATGGAAGAAAATGAACTTGCTGTAGAAACCGGTATCAAGGTTGAAATGGCTGAGTCTCTCATGGAAGGTCTCAAAGAACTCTTCACTGAGCATAACATCGACGTAGACGAAGAAACAATCGACGTCGTTGCAGGTCTTGAAGAGCAGATCGAAGAACTGCAAGCTCAAGTCAACAAAACGATTAACGAGAACATTGAGCTTTCACAAGTAGTTCTTAGTCTCGAAGCAGAAAAAGTATTTGAAGAAATGACCGAAGGTCTTACAGTTTCTCAACGCGAAAGACTGAGAACACTTTCTGAGAACCTTGACGTAAGTGACCTTGAAGCTTATTCTTCAAATCTTGAGACTCTCAAGGAATCATTCTTCAAAAAAGGTAAGGCCCTAACAGAGAATGTATCTGATGATGAAGATGAAATCATCACTGAAGAGGAAGAAAAGAAACCAGTTTCCCAGTACTCCACCGTCAATGCTTTAGTTGAAGCGCTCAACGCACGCAACTCCAAGTAAGTGAAAAATATAGTTTTATAAATATATCCAGAATAACAATAACCATAAGGAGATAGAAATTATGACACAGTCAAACTATCAAGCTCTGGTGGAAAAGTGGGGTCCAGTACTTGAGCACTCTACTTTCGAGCCAATCAAGGATCAGCATAGACGAGCAGTTACTGCTACGATTCTTGAAAACACCGAGAAAGCACTCATGGAGTCTGGCGATCAGTCAATCTCAATGAGCTCACTTCTCATGGAGACACCAACTAACGCAGCAGGAACCGGTGGTTTCAGTACTTCTGCAGCTGCTGGTGGTCCAGTTGCTGGTTACGATCCAGTTCTGATCAGCCTCGTACGTCGCGCGATGCCAAACCTGATGGCATATGACATTGCAGGTGTTCAGCCAATGACTGGTCCAACCGGTCTGATTTTTGCAATGCGTTCACGTTACGAATCACAAACTGGTACTGAAGCATTCTACAATGAAGCTGATACCGACTTCTCTGGTACAGGTACACATACCGGTTCAATGATGCCAACCGATATTGCTAATACTTCACAGTTTAGCACTGGTACAGGTATGACAACTGGTGTTGCAGAATCTCTTGGTGCTGATGGCGCAAACACTTTCGCAGAAATGGCATTCTCAATCGAGAAAGTAACTGTATCTGCAAAGAGCCGCGCACTGAAAGCAGAATACACCACTGAACTTGCACAAGACCTACGTGCTGTTCATGGTCTAGATGCTGAAACTGAGCTTGCAAACATTCTACAGTCTGAAATTCTTGTAGAAATCAACCGCGAGCTTGTTCGTACCATCTACTCAACTGCTGTAACTGGTGCTGCTAATACTGCTGCAGCTGGTACTTTCGACCTAGATGTTGACGCAAATGGTCGTTGGTCGGTTGAGAAGTTCAAGGGTCTGATGTTCCAGATCGAGCAAGAAGCCAACGCGATCGCAAAAGCGACTCGTAGAGGTAAGGGTAACATCGTTATCTGTTCTTCCGATGTTGCATCCGCTCTTCAGATGGCAGGTGTCCTGGATTATACTCCAGCACTGAACAGCAACGCACTGAACGTAGACGATACAGGTAATACCTTCGCTGGTGTTCTCAACGGTCGCTACAGAGTTTACATCGATCCATATGCAGGTAGCAACTATCTCGTAGTTGGTTACAAGGGTTCCAGCGCATTCGACGCAGGCCTCTTCTACTGCCCATATGTACCGCTACAGATGTACCGTGCAGTTGGTGAAAACAGCTTCCAGCCTAAAATCGGGTTCAAGACTCGTTATGGCATGGTTGCTAACCCATTCGCAGAAGGCGGCATCACTGGTGTTGCAACTGCTCTGGGTCGTCTGGAAACAAACACCAACGTGTACTACAGAAGAGTAAAAGTTGCAAATCTGTTTTGATTTAGAATAAAAGAATCTGGAATCAACCAGATCAAACTAAGGCGGGTCTTCGGACCCGCCTTTTTTATTGCCCCGGCAAAATATTATCAAAAAGATTACATTTTTGTCTGTGTACCAAACTTATTCTAATAAATAAAAATGTAGGTCGCGGAGTACCAGTCCCACCTACTCTAGAACTAAACATTTACAGAAAGGAGTTCCAGCAATGGATATTTATTCAGGTTTCGTATATATTTGGTATGACCGCAAAAGAAAGTGGTTTTGTATTGGATCCCATATGGGTTCATTGGATGATGGATATACTTCATCAACTGGTTTCATGGATAGCGCAATCAAGAAAAGACCTCATGATTTCAGAAGGAAAATACTTGAGTTTTATTACGGTAATGATCCCAAAGAGTTATTTGCACTAGAACAAAAGTATCTTGACATGATCAAAGATGAAGAGTTGTGTTTGGGAGAAAATAAACGTAACGAAACTATTAGATATTATAATGTGAAAAAACGTGCTATTGGTTTGTCGGGTAAAGCAGCATCTGTTTTGAAGAAACAGTTTTGGGATAGTGACATGGGCGCTGAGCGAAAGAAGATAATGAGTAAAGAAATGTCTGAAAATAATCCTTGTAAGAAAGGTAATATTCCTTGGAATAAGGGTAAAAAATGCGCATCTATCTCGAAAGCAAAGAAGGATGTTCCAATGAATTTGACCGAAGAACAAAGACAGAAAAGATCTGAGATTGGAAAGGAGATATGGCAAAGACCTGGTTATAAAGAAAAAATGAAACACAGGAAAAAACCTGATCCTGAAAAAATATCTACTTCTATGAAAGGTAGGGTACATTCAGATGAAACTAAGAATAACATTTCTAAAACTCTAAAAGGTGTGCCCAAATCTGGTGAACATAAAGAAAATATGAAAAAGTCTGCAAAAATCCGCAAGCCATTTACGTGCCCGCATTGTAGGTTTCAAGGGAAAGGTGGTCAAAGATATCATTTCGATAACTGTAAACACAAGAAAGAAGAGTGCTAGAAGAGTGCTAAGGCGGGCTTTATGCCCGCCTTTTTTTATTCTGAGAGTCAACCAGTTGACGTTGTACTTCTTTATAAGGTAACCTACCAATAGATTAGAATGTCAATTCTGGATCAACAGTCTATCACTCTTAACAAATTCGTTGGTCGCTTTTGATTCCTTCCATATTTTGGGCTATATCCAACAAGTATAATTTTTTTACCGTGTTTTGCGAGTGTTTGCTTTTGCTTGATTTTACTCACGACGCCAGATATAACATCAGCGTATTGATAATCTGGAAAAACGTATCCTGCGTCATACGCGACATCTGCAGACGTGAAATTTCGGTGCGGTGGATATCTTGCAATAATATTTTCGCATACAATCTGTAGATCTTTTTGTTTCATTTTACATACCTAGTGCTTCTTTATACATTTCGACTACAGCTTCCTCGTTAGCAATATCATCACGATCACGTTTGCGCATCGCAATAATCTTACGGATAGCCTTTGTGTCATATCCGCGGCCTTTGGCTTCAGACATCACTTCCTTCTGCTGATCCGCGATGTCCTTCTTTTCTGTTTCTAGACGTTCATATCGCTCGATAAACTGTCGAAGTTCTTCTGCTGTTACTGCGTAAGATTCATCATTCATCATATAGTCTCCTGCTGTTGTAAATTTCAAGTCACCCATCGAGTTCATGAAAGTTTTCCTTCTTCTCTCATTTTTGCGCGAATTTTTGTTGCACTAATCTGATGTATATCTTCACCGAGATCGTGTTCCGTAAATGTGTAACCAACTCCTCGTCCATAACTGATGTCAACAATATTAGGTACACACAGAATTAGATACTGATGTCCGTTTTCGTAGCCTTCTTTTCGAAGTGCTTCTTCGATATTCTTGATTACATCAATCTCACCAAAGGGATTATCATCTTGCTTTGCGGTTCGTCCTGCGCCGGCGTCGCCATCAAAGTTATAGACATCTCGAATCATGATACAAACTTGACCTGTAGTTTCAAGCGCTTTTTTGAAAAGAGCTGTGTGTCCGTCATGCCATGGCTGCCATCGTCCTAGCATTTGCACCGTGGGTTTTTTCCAATCAAACATCTTTTATCCTTATGTGTCTTTCAATTGCGTTTACTAGAGTCTCATCAGTATTATCAAACCACTTAGAAATATGATAATTGTAGTGTAAAGGAGCTTCAAATATTTTGTTTGTGTCTTCGAAGCGACCTTCTTTGATAGTATCCATCCAAACTGTATAGTCAGCCTCGAAGATATATCGAGTGAGCTCCGTCGGACAGACAAAATCACAAATTACAGTGCGACCCTCGCCCTTTTCGTAGTTCGCAAGATTTCGCATGCGCCGTGCTTGACGAATTCGAGCTTCTTCACCAAATTCCCAATCGTTAGCCATACGACGAATTTCATCAGCGTTATACCAAGCACATTCAAGTCGTTTCTGAAGACGTTCTGCCAACCAAGTCTTACCAGAACCAGGCAAGCCCATAATGAGTATTTTCAAATCATGCTTCCTTTTCTGCTGCAATGTATACCAAAGTAAGAATCAAGCAAATTGCAGTCATAATCATGATACCTGCCAGTAATCCATATCCAAGCAAATAAACTTGATATGCGGTCAATAAAGATGCAAACTGCGATAAGAAACGAATTCCGATATGATCTTTTTCTGGCTCGAACTTTATTTTTTCGTGCGAAGTTCCTAAAAGCGCAGAAACTGCAAATACAAAAATAAAAGTTGCAAACGCGGCATGAGCTACAGGTATAAGTAAAATCCAAGCAATGCCGGTTTGTTGAAAAGCTAATACACCACCTAGGTGTATTAGCGCTACCGTTGTATATCCTACTGAGGTCATGATTTCTCCAGAATAACGGCCCTTAGGCCGCCATGTCAAGTGCAAGGTTCAGTGCTTCAGTCTTGCGCTTTGCGTTACCGCCAAACCAAGCCGAAGTCATGCGGTTGTCGTCAGAACGACCGAGCTCGTGGTCAGTAAGATAAGTCACCGCATTATAGATGTTCCACCAGGAACCAGGCTTGAAGTTCGCACCTGGAGAGGTCTCAACGAGTTCCACCGCGCGCTCAGCAGTACGAGACAGATCCTTGTCTTCCTTATTTGAAGTACCAAAGACTTGACCGAAGTACTGAGTCAGATCCTGCTCCTGGTAGTTACGAGAACCAAGAAACTCTGCAGCTTCCTTGAAGTTTTCCACGCGACGGTGAGACAGACCAAGGATTTCCTTTACGCGTTCCGCATCAAATTCAGCGCGGTGGTTGACTCGAACCGAAGGCTGACCCTTTTCGTTGAGAGCCATCGTCAGTGTGTTGTTACAAACAACGCGTTCGAGAACAAACTTGACGTCGATCGAGTTACCGTAGATATGAGGATTTGAAAACANAAGATAACCGCGAACTTCGTCACCGCCAAAGAGTGTAAAGCCATCCTTGACATCAGCCAAAGCCCAAACAATCCGACCGTCTTTGAGAGAACCAGCGGTATCCATCATCATGTCGCCGTTAGCAACGAAGTCTGTAAAGAATTCAAAAGCTTCGCGATTTTGGACTGGGTTCCAACCCTTGCCCACTTCAGACAAGATTTTATGATCCGAAGAGCGAATAAGTGCTTGCCGACCAGTCGGAAATTTTTGGCCTCCTGCTTCGAAGAATGTATCGACTTTTTCGACTTTCCAGTTAAGACCTGCAGCTTCCATCATTTGAAGCGGAGTCATGTCGTCCGATACCGGAGTACCAAGACCGTGCCACGGCTTGCCCTGCGAAGCGCGATACGCCATTTGAGCTTCACCGTTGATGATTTCAAGTTCGTGTGCCATGATGTAGTTCCTTTTCAGTTTTGTTTCGGTATTTAGATAATATAATGATTCTGTCTATTTGTCAACAGGTTTTTACCATTCTTTCCGATCTTCTTCATTCATGTAGCCATATTCATACTGCTTGATCTGATTAGCAGACATGTCTTCTTTTTCTACACGAGTTCCTTTACCAGTACCTTCGGGCCACCAGTGAGGATCAAAGCGTCGACCATAGTAAGCATCAGCAGAACCACGATCTTGAGGGCTTCCATGAGTAGGCCATTCGCTACTTTCCACGGGAATAATTCCATTTGCGTTCATTATACAACCTCCGAGAGCATTTCGTTGATAGCTTCCTGGATGGGAAACTCATTTTTTAGACTGTAGCTGAGACCGAAGTGGTAGCAGAAGTAGTCTGCGCCGTAACGAAGATCATAGTCTTCGAACTCTTCTGCTTCCATGATCCACTGAAGAGCTTGAACTTCAGAAGTGGCACCGAGTTCGTACATTTTTTCGAGACGCTCAGTCAGAGCAAGAGCAGCACGAGCTTCGGCTCGACGCTCACGATCCATTGTTTCATTGAGTTCCTCGATCAGAGAGTCCCACATTGCCTGACGGGTATCGTCACCACACTGAGTCCATTCTTCCCAGAAGTATTCACTAGGACGGAAGCCACGAGCATCTTTGTGAAGATCAGAAACAATGTTCTCGTCGAAGGTGTAAGTCATGATGTTTCCTTTCATACCGTATATTTTGATACTATACTGATTCTACTCGTTTGTCAACTGCTAATGTTCAGAATATGAAATCATTTGCAAATTATTCATCATGTTATGTGTATGCTCTCCGTAACCAGCTTTAATCACGTCAATAATACTCACATACTTATCTTTCGTCTTGATTGGAGCTACAAAGTAGTCATCTTCTTCGAGACTTGTATTCATTGCCACAAATTTGTGAGCAGAATCTTCACTCTCGAAGCTGAAAGCTTTGACTACATCAAAGCCATCATTTGCTGCAAAGAGAGCAAACTTGAGATAGGTACCTAGAAAGACACCCATCTCTTTATCAATCACTAAATATCTACTCACGCCAAGCCGTAATCATACCGAGGATTGCTAGGGTCATTTTGAGCATCGGCAATCATCTTTAGCTCAATGCGCTCAGCTTGCTTTTCCTGAAGCTCAGCAACGTAGAGGACTTCTTCTTTCAGTGTTTGAAGATCATAGCCAAAACGATCTGCACGACGAAGAAGATTCCGAAGCTGCTTTGCGAATTCATAATGTTCCATCATTTGAGTCTCCTTAGTTTTGGTTTGCTACAATGACGCGTTCAGTCCAGATACGCGCTGGAGTGTGTCCAAATTCAACTGCATCACGCCGGGCGCGCGCGATACCAGAAGCTTCATCGCGACACCACGTAAAAGCGCGAATAATCTGGCCAGTAGTAGTTTCGACAAAGATTACGAACTGAGGTGTAAACATTGTAGGTTCCTTTCGTTTTACCTATTATGATACTATACTGATTCTTCACATTTGTCAACCATTTCAAACCATTCTGGTACAGATCTTTTTGACCACACCATCTTGAAGCGGTGTTGCTTAGTCTGATAGAAAGCTCGATACGACTTGACTACATCATTTGGAAACATGCACTCAGGGTTTGATTTCATTGCAAGAGGCTGTGGTGTGAAAGGCCCAACGGGAATGTTTCGCGGAAGTTCTTTCAGTCGATCTCGTAGCAAAGTGTCTGTTTTGTGTACCTTACCGTAACGATATTGGTATTCATCACAGAGAGCTGCAAAGTGAACCCAGTGCCACGTGTAGTTGTTATTTGATTGCATTGTCCAAACCGTGCACGGATGATGCATGTGAACAGCTTTGTAAAGAACATCTTCTCGATCATCTGGCAGTGCCCAGTACCGCGACAGGGTTTTACCAGATTTAGAAGATCGGCGCTCTTCGGTGCCGTCGAGCATACGATGAGCAGTGGAAAGCATTTGCGCGCTTTCCACCACCATCTTCACAATATGGCGATTGCACTGAAGTTGTGCTGCTTTGACTGGGTGTTTATCAAGTACGAATAAGTTCATATTGTTTTAGTCCTACGCCAAGAATACCAAGTTCTACGGATTTGATATGATTGCATTTATACGTCATGCGCTTTTTACAAGTACACGAAAAGCCATCATCGTGCATTTCGACTTGACAGCCTCGAAAGGGCCAGACTGTGCCTACAAAATGATGGCTCTCGGTTCGAATGAATTTGGTGAGTATCCGGTTCGTGTTAAGCTGCATCTTTTTCACTCAAAACAGTAATAACATCAGTGAAGCGCTGTTCTCCATACCGAGAAGCTACAAACCACGCTTCACCGTCCCAAAGATAAAGATATTCCGCACCTGCGTAATCGTAGCCGTTCTTCATGAACTGCTCGACAGACTCATAGGGAACCGTAGGTTCCTGGTGAACTGATTCCTCGATGGAGGTTTCAAGATCAGCACTCAGAGAAGAAAGATAGCCAACATTGGCAACAGCCGATGCGCTTTCTTGAGTATTGAAAAAGTGGATCAGCGCATTTCCAACGCCATCCACGTAGCCGTCGTAGTGAACATAAGTGGCTTCAACCGAGCCGTCTTCGGAATTCCAGATGCCGATCATCGCATGAGTACCCATAGTGTAGTTCCTTTCGGTTTGATTTGATATTATGATACTATACTGATTCGGGGTGTTTGTCAACCCCTTTCGTACGCAGTAATCAACTGGTGAGCCGACATACAGATCGGCTTGAGGTAAGCGTCATAAGCGCCATCGAGCCACATACCGCGGTAGAAGATTGCATCCGCGTGAAGCTCATCGAAATTTTCATCTGAGGTGTCGATCCAATAGTAACGCTTTGACTCGCGAACAATTGCAGGGGCTTCGAGATCGCGCTCGATGTGATCATCATAGAAGCGCTTGGTAATCCGAATCATCGTCATAAGTTTTCCTTTCCTAACTTATAATATGATTCTAAACCATTTCAAAACAAATGTCAACCCCCTTCGTACATTTGTTTGAACTTTTTTCGCACTTCAAGAAAGTGCTCGAGGTAGTCATAGGTATTGATCTTGAAGACTTGAGGTTCACCATCATCGACAGTGATCAAGATTACACCTTGCTTGATAGCAATTCCAGTCCTTTCAAGAAATGCGGCGGCGTAGAAGCTTGCTTGGACGAAGTAACCAAAATTATAAATATTAATGTAGTTCGCGGAGTACCAGTCCCAACTACTCTACGTTAACGCATTTAAAAATAAGGAACGCAGCTCATGTCTATTTATACTCCCTACACGTATCTTATCGGTTGGACAAAATATGATAAATGGTATTATGGTGTTCGCTATGCAAAAAATTGTCATCCGTCTGATCTGTGGGTCAAATACTTTACTTCATCAAAACACGTAAAGGAATTTAGAGAAATCAATGGCGAACCAGACGTAATACAAATTCGCAAAAAATTTAATAATCATAAAGATGCTTTAATTTGGGAAGAATGTGTACTTCGAAGATTAAAAGTATCAAAATCAGATAAATGGTTGAACATAACTCACAATAGAGGGTTTCCATTACTAAGTGAGTTACCTGAAGACGTACAAAGAAGAAGAAGCGAACTAATAAGTAAATCTAGTAAATCTAGATCATATCCTGGAAGAGTTATATCAGAAAAATCTAAAGAAAAGTCACGAAAAACACACAAAAAAATTTGGAAATCTTATACTAAAGAAGAATATGAAAAAAGATGTGAAAAATTTAGAAACGGACAATCTAAAATTTCAGAAAATACTAGAAAAAAACAAATAGAAAAAAGAAAGCAAACTATAGATTCAAAACCAGATATAATATGCCCACACTGCGGGAAAAAAGCAAAGGCAAGATCCGCATCTGCAATGTCTAGACACCATTTTGATAATTGTAAAGAAATTAGTATAGAGATAATAGAAAAAAGAAATCTTATTGATCAACTTAAAACAGATATTAGTAAAGTGAAATACACAAAGGAAGCACCGGAAATAACGACTGGGTGTTATATTCAAACGAGAAAATTAAAATCAAAAAGAAAAGAAGTGATGGAGATTAAAATTTATTTAGCAAAATATCGTATCACATTAGGTCGGAGTTGGTATCAAAAAAATACAAAATGGCTCAAAGAGATCTTACATATTCTTCGTACTTTTGACGACATGATAAGAAATCATGAAAGGGCTCATAAGTATTTCCAGTGAAAACTTGAGAATTTCCTTCATCTACTGTTATAATTATTGCATAATTTTTTATGGCAATGCCTGTACGTTCTAAAAACGCCGCGGCGTAAAAGCAAGTTTGCATTTCATAACCTCTAATCCAAGATCTCTTCTTTTCCTTACGAGACGTTTTGAAATCGATAATCGAGAGTTCACCATCAAATTCTGCAATACAATCAACTTGACCTGCGCACTTGAGCTTATCACTATACAGGAAAGTCTCTTGCATCCAGATGTTGTTTAGTCTCTCATCAAGTATCGACTTTATACCATTGAAGGACACCACGCTTGTTGGCATGTGTCCTTTCTTGTAATCTGGTTCGTTGTTAAGATAGTCTTCTGCAATCTTATGAACTGCAGTTCCTCGCTTCGAAGCAAATGCAGAAACACGATTTGCTTCTTCCTCTCCTACTCGATTGCGCCATTCTTGGATCGCGTCCTTTCCGAGAATAGACAACACAGTTGTGATAGAAGGATATGCGTTACCTTCTGGCGTGAAGTATTTTCTTCCTACTTCAGTATTCTTACGAGTGATCTTCGGTAAAACAATTCCATGGTCTACATGATGAAACATAATATAATCCTTAGTTAGCCGCCAGCAAATATTTTTGATGATCCTGAAATAATTGCGCCCATATCAGCCGAGTCTCCTATTCTAGCAACTGGAATTCCTCCAATGGAAACTTTACTTGAACCAGCATTTACTACAGCAGAGTGAGGTATGCATGCAGGAATAGGAACAAGGATCGTATGCGGTGCTATAACGTCTCCTACGATTGCAACCGGTTTTCCGCCTATCGTTACTTTATCCTGCAAAGCTCCTTTTATGCCAGCAACCACTGTGCATGGATGACCGGTTGATATTTTGTCTACTGTGCATACTGCTACCGCTGGCATTAGTATTTACTCCTTGAAACTAGATCTAAAAGAATAGTGGTGTCTAACGTAAGATTTGGGAAAAGATAGTCTTGTTCGTATGTCGACACTACGCTATTTGCTTCTGTTGCTAATGAAACTTTGTATTCAATTACTTCGCTTGTAATTGCCCATTCTATGACAGAGTCTTCTTCCGTAGCATTATTTGCCGTCTTAAGTTCTATATCAAAGCTTCCAAAATCTTCTGCAAAGCTTATAAATCTGTACAAATCAATTTCTGGTTCAATTGGTCCAATCTGTTCTACCGTGATTTGAACTGAATTGTTTGAAGTGGATNTAATACTTACATTTGCTGTGGTATTAGCAACTGAAACATTTGAACTCANTACCACNACGTCTGCATTTGCTACATCATCAAATACGTTGAAAGTTACGTTGAATGTATAATCACTGGTTGATCTGATACTAGGAAACTGAGTCTCCGGCTCATTTGCCGGAGACTCGAATATAGTATTAGAATTTTCTATTTCATAACTTACGACATACGCCATTTATGCTACTTCTAATAATTGCTCTTTTGCTATTATATATTCTTTCACGAGTCCTGAGCGAACGATGTCATCAATTCCAAACTCAACTACTTCAAAAGACGGTATTGAACTGAGTACTTTCAGGAAATTAGAAAGGCCTGAGATGTCTGCTTTATTCCTTGATTGTTTTAGATCATCCTGGCGAGTGTCTCCACAGAATACAATCTTAGAAGATTCTCCTACTCGAGTAATGATAGTGTCGAGTTCATGATACGTCATAGACTGACATTCGTCTACAATGATTACTGAGTTATCAAAGGTGAGACCTCGAATATTCGATGAAGTCGTAAAATGTATCATACCTTTTTGCTTGAGTATTTGATAGGCATCGCCTCTTCCAAATAGATCGTTTACAATATCTACGTAAGGTGCTTCGAAAATTGCTTCCTTTTGTGGTAAAGTGCCTGGGACGAAACCCTGTTCGCGCGTCTGAACTGCAGATCGAATGATGACGATTCTCTCATACTCTCCTTTCTCTAGTACGTCCTGTAACGCTAGGTATGTAGCGCACATTGTTTTTCCTGTACCTGCTGTTCCGATGGCCGCTAGATTATATCCTTGTNNATAAGAGTTGAANAATTCGGATTGAGTTGGAGTAAGTGGTTTGATCTGTCTCATTCCAAACTTTGTGTTTAGAATATTGACCATATGATCCGTATCTCTTTCCTGTCTACGTCTNTCCTTGCGGGATAGTCTGCGTTGTTTAGCCATGAAACCTCCTTCTAAAACGACCTCAGNCGAAATTGTTAAGAAGCCGTTTATTGGTTATTTGTGAAAGCACAACATTGAATCACCATGTATTGATTGTATTGTGCTTATGCACGGTTGCTTTTTTGAGAACATCACGAAAACTGTCGTCGGGTCTTTTGACACCAACACGAACCGGGTCAACGGTTCCCGGAAACCTCTTAAAAATTTGCTTGATATGAGGATTTTCTTCGAGGAATAACTCTCGGTCAGAGTTACTCATCGACTTTTCAAATTCTTCTTTCGTGTTTTCGTCTCGAAACGAATACGTAGGCATTGATTCTCCTTTACAAAAAGGCGGCTGCAGAGCAGACCGCCATCAATACATCATATAGATCTGCTTGTTTTTATTTATACAAGCATGTCGTGAATTTCGCGCCAATTTTGCACTTTTGTGATCGAAGGGTGATCAAAATCTTCATTGAAGTCGTGTGCAATGAGCAGAGAATTGAGACCAATCTTTTGGCCTGCGAGCGCATTGTCTGGCTTATCTTCCACCCAAACGCATCCGCTATCTGCGTAGGGAAGAAGTGCTTCATCTTTATCAGCTCCACACTCAAGACACTCGACCTTTTCGAATACAGTCTTACCAAAGAGAGCTTCAAGGTTCTTGACACGAAGTTTTCCAGCATAGGTGTCAGTACTCAATGAAGTAATGCAGTGAAAGATGAAACCGTGATCTTCGTGCAGCTTTCGAACATACTTTACAGCATCGCGAAATTGAGGTAGCCAGCCGATGGCAGCAGACTCATTGAAATGCCGAACGAGTTCTTTTGCTCGATCCTTTGGAATATCAAATGTTGTTGCAATATCGTATTCACCAGTTTGTACTGGTTCAAACCCACGTTCGCGCATCCAGCGAAAGAAGCCGTATTTCCAGTCAAGCAGAACACCGTCACAGTCTACCAGAATTAGTTTGTCACTCAGTTTCATATTGTATCTCCTTATCCAACTACATTGAAGTGAAAGTGAACGCCATTCTGAACAGCTTCTTGGCCAACGAACACTGGGAAGAAACGACCTTCTTCATTAGTCATCATAAAATGCCGAAAGCCTGCACAGCCTGCTTTTTCAACTGCACGGCGTGCATTAGCTGCGGTTTTGTAGGTTTTCGGGGCGGTGATGGTAAATTCACGGTTCATGATAGGTTCCTTTCGTATTACCTATTATGATACTATACCGATTCTTTACATTTGTCAACTGTCTTGTTCGTCAGCATTATAAAATGCTGAATTTTTTTCTTGAACCTTAGTTCGACGCTTCGCGCGGCGCTTTTCCATTCGCTTTTCTTTTCGGCGGTGATCATCGTCATCACTCCATTCATCATCTTCCCACTCTTCGCGGAACTTTTTGAACGACTTGGCCATTTTTTCCTCTTACTTACCAACCAAACCAGGAAATGCTTCTTCTACTACACTCTTGGGTAGACCCTTGAGTGGCTTCTGTTGAATCATCTGAACGAGCAACTCTGCATCATTATCATCAACATCTTCCAACAAGCTGATGAATAGATTTTCACGCTTGACTTGATTCAAATTATCATAACCACCACCTTCAATAAAGATGCGAAGTCGTCTTGTTTCTTTGTATAACATACCTTCAACACCTACATAACCGTTCTTTTTCCAAGGCGGTGGTATTTGTGGTATCAAGAACTTGACGTTATCCTTATCGTATGTGTACTTTAGAATAGTCTGTAAAGGAATGGATGCATTGGAACGTAGCCAATCTACCTTTTCTTTCTTATTCTTCAGTTCAGTGGCTTTATTGATAATTTCTGACAGTGAAAGTTTCATTAGAAGTCCTGTATATCTGTAAGGAGGTTTTTGAGTTTCTTTTTCATAAAGAAGTTCATCAGTTGACCACGACCAACTTCCTTTTCTTTGTTGAACTCTTCGAGAATTTGTGTCTTGTATTTTTCGGGGATTTCACCTAGATCAATGACTGTGCGATTACGATGATAGCGACGAAGTGTTTCTTCATCCATTTCATTCGTACCCTTCGAGTACATTTCAAGGCGCTTGCTCGTCATTGGCTTTTGACGCTGGCCTACCGCAAGGCAGTTGTCGGGTGAAAGAATATTTGGTACACCGTCACCAACATCACCTCGAAGTACGTGTTCGACGAGGTACTTTTCTGGATTTGCATTCTTGACCCACTTCTTACGAACCGGATCGAACTGTTGAACATTTGCGTATTTGTGAAGTTGGATGTAGTCTTTGTCACCAGACAAGATCAACATCTGTTCGGCGCCAATATTGAGTTCTGTTCCAAACACGTGAACAATAGTACCAATGACATCATCTGCTTCACAGCGATCGAGGTGAATAACTTTGTAAGGAAAGAATTCTTTCAGTTCATCGCGAATTGTGTTGATAATTCGGAAAAGTTCATTCCAATCGAGTTCAGACTCGTCACGAGACTTTTTACGGTTTGCTTTGTAATAGGGATAAACTTCTTTGCGCCAGCTGTTGATACCATCAGCGCAGATTACGACTTCGCCAAACTGTTCAGTGAACTTTTTTCGATTTGAACGAAGAGAGTTGAGAAACATGTGACGAATCAGATTTTCATCTACGTCAATGTTGTGGTGGTTGCCAATGCTAGCAAACAGAGAAGCGAGCATGACTTGGTTATAGTCTATGAGTAGCATTTCAGGTTTCCATAATTATTTTATATAGATATAGTATCATTCTTCTTCTGATTTGTCAACCGATTCTTCATCATCGAGGTCAATAAATTCCGCTGCGAATTCCTGTAATGGATGCTCTATACCTTGAGCATGAAGATAAAGAGAACGAATCGCTTCTAAAAGAAGAATGATCGAAGGGTAGTATTCTTCTGCTTCCGCATCAAATCGACAACCGGCTCGGACCATCTCAGTCAATACATGATTCCACAAGAACTCTGAAATATCATCAGCAAAACTAGTCTTATACTCTGCAAGCTTTTGAGCTAATTCTTCCGGAGACTGCGGAGGAGAATCAAGCTTCATTTTGGGAAATGTAATTACATTATTCTCAGTCATTTAGTTTTCTCAATACGCCATTCCAACTTTGTGTAAAGTTATTTATACCGCTACGAGGAAGCGCATATCTATCAGACTGAGTGTAATTCGCAAAAAAGTTTGGATCCTGAGTTATCACATTCAAAACATTTTTTGTAAGTGTGTAGCAGATATTTGCGTGCTCTTGTGCGTTTTCAGTATAGTCATATACGAGTGTAGCTCCATCTGATGTTTCTAAGAGAGCACCGTAGTTTGGATGGATACAGATTAGACCGTTACGAATTGCTTCAATGAGAGCAATACAGGACGTTTCTTGCCAGATGCAAGGATACATAAAGATGTGACTCTTTTCGAGAGCTTTCAGCACTTTTTCGTTTGATACGCTCCCGTGATAAGTCATAGAAGGATGCGATTTGATGTTTTCAAATAGTTTCTCGTACGGTTTATCTCTTTGCTTCCAACCGTAAATCTCAAAGGACGAATACACGTCAAGATGAATGTTATCAAATTCCTTCGAGAGTACATCAAAGATTGGATAAACAAGTTCAAGACCACGATGAGGAGTTGTATGATAAATGAATCTAATTGTCTCCATATCTTTTTGCTTCGGAGCATATTCGTGTTCGATAGCGTTGGGAATCACAGTACACTTCGAATATGGAATACCATAAGCCATTACGTATGTATCTCGTTGCCACTGGCTCACGAATACAAAGTGATCAAACTTAGCCCAACCTTCATCACGCAGAATTTTGTTTTCTGGATCGCCTGCAAGGTCATGGCACCACAAGATGTTCTTTACGTCGTCGTATAGTTCACGAGGCCTCGATAGATGAATTGCTACTTTTTCAAGTGATTGCTTATCCACGTTATCAAGTGCTCGCTGTCGCATCATTTCTGTGCCACCGCGAGCATTCTTTGACAATTCACTATTTACAACTTTACCTTTATAGATGCAACTCATGCGTTGAACTCCGTAGAAAAGCTAGTCAATGAGTCCCATCGAAAAGACCGCCAACCCTTTGCTTCTACATCGTACACTGCTTGTACGTTATCGTTTTCTTTTTTCGTTCTAGTTGATTCGTTTTCTTCTTGCGGTAGCATATCGGGATTGAGAGTACAGTGCATAACGCGAGTCTCTCCATTCACCTTCGTGAAAACTACTTTACAGACCTTTTCGTGAAGTTGCTTCTTAATGCTATCAACATCTTTTTTGCTGAGTACTACTTTTTCCATGATATTTCTCACTTCATTTTGAACATATGTTTTTCACGTTCCTTAGCGGAACCTTTCATCAGGTCGTTCATACGAACACGAATGCGACGTTTGTTGGTTTCTTCTTTGTTTGGATTGTCGATCGTAACCCAAGGATTCTGCCCTTTGAGCCAAGCTTTTTGCTTATCAAGCATTTTTTCTGCTTCGGACTTTGAAGCTCGTACAGCACGAAGAGTCGATTTGCTCACGTTACGGTGTACACCTTGAGAAACAAAGCCTTTGCTTTTACCGCCTTTACTTTT